GCATTTATATTATTAATAGTTACTTTAGCACAATCACACTATAGAATTAAAGTGTTGGAAGAGAAAATTAAAGTAGCATTTGAACTTATTAATAAGTTAACAGACAAAAAATGAACACAATATATACCTTAGCAGGTGTTGTTGCAGTACTAACAATTGTTATAGTTATAAGTATTTTTATAATTGTTTCTATTTAATAGAATAACAATTAATCTTTTCTTTTTTACCTTTAACAGTACAAATACCTAGTTTATAAAACTTAAAGTCTAAATCTTTTTTAGTATTTTGAGATATTACTATTGTAGTATTGAAATCTTTACTCTTACCTTCCAATCTACTTGCCAAATTAACAGCGTCACCAATAACAGAATAATCAAAACGTTGTTCAGACCCCATATTACCTACAAGACACTCGCCAGTATTGATACCTATACCAATGTTTAAAGGTGGGTCAAACTCTCTACTCTTATTCATCTCCTTAACTGCTCTTCTCATTTGAAATGCAGATAGTACTGCTAGTTTTTTGTGTTCTGGATTATCAAGTGGTGCATTCCAAAATGCCATTATACAATCACCCATATACTTATCAATAGTACCACCATTTTTTAATATTATCCCCGTCATTGCAGTTAAAAATTTGTTAACATATCTGGTAAGTTTTTCTGGATTACCTTTCATAGATTCCGATATAGGAGTAAAGCCACGTATATCAGAAAATAAAAACGTCATTTCTTTTCTTTCACCACCAAGTTTTAATAGAGATGGATTGTTTTGTAGTTTCTTAACCATATCTGGAGATAGATAGTGTTCAAATTGTTTTTTAATTTGTAGTCTTAATTTATTTTCTTTTGAATAGTTATTGTATGTTAACTGACCCCATATAATAGAACCTATTACAAGAGGACTAAACCAATCAGTTATGATTAAGTGTTGCGTCCATAGATAAGAACTTGCAAGTGTTAAATCAAATAAGTATCCACCAAACCATATCGCAGACCACATCACACCACATCTAGGTATAACTATGAGAAAGAATAGAGTACCTAATAATATAAAACCAAATTCAGCATATGGTAACCAATAAGGTCTACTAATAAAATTACCTGACAATAAAGTTTCTGTACTGATTGCCATAATTTCGTGTGTGTTTTTTAAACCATTAGGAGTAGTTACAAACGTAGAACCTTTGAACGTAGTACCTATGAAAACTATTTTACCTTTTACAGACGACCAATCTTTATCAGTAAAATCTATTCTAGGAATATGGTGTCTGAAATCTATCCAAATAGTATCTTCTGCTGATGTTTTTGCATTGATAACTTTTAAGATAACTTCAGGTATAGAATTATCAAGAGGTAATTTTCTTATAGTGCCATCTATATCAACTGGCACACTTACGTTGCCTATTGCTATTGCTTTACGTGAGATACTTTGTAGATTTTTTACTTCATCCGTTTCAGTAAGTATGACTGGATATTTTGAAATCATTTTTAAAAACATTTCATCACCACCTAATCTATCTTTATGTGGGAAGACTACTTGAAGAACTACTAGAGCGGCACCATTTTTATAAGCATTAATTATGACACGACCAAGTAAATCTCTCTTCCACGGCCATTGCCCATTCTTTTTTAATGCTTTGTCTGATATGTCTACTAGGACTAAACTCTTTGATTCATAATTTGTACCAAATTTTTGGTAGAAATCAAAGGTGTTTAGTTTTGCTGTTTGTAGTAGTACTGGATTTGATAAGTATATTCCAAGTAATATAATCAAAGTCAAATATACAGTCCACGATTTAGCCAATATTTTAATCATCTAGTATATTTAGTACAGATATTTTATAAATATATACATCAACGAGAGAGAGAAAATGAGATTAATTACCATTATTTTAACAGTATTATTGTTAGGTTCTAGTGCTTATGCAAGTGAATTAGGATTTAAATTCCATAGTCCATCATTTTCTGGTAATGGAAAGTCATCACACTATCTAACGATAGAGAACATAGAGAAAACTAGAAAAGACGCTATAAAAGCAGCAAATAAAGCGGCGGCAGATAAAGCGGCGGCAGATGCTAAATCAACATCTATAGCAAAATTCAAAGCAAATATAGAGTCAAGATTTTATACTGCTCTTGCAAAACAAATTACAGACAATGTATTTGGTACTGATGGTCTTCAACAAGACTCAGGTACATTTACAAATCCAGTTGGTGGAGAAACAGTTGAGTGGACAACACCATCAGGTACAGGTAATGTCGTAGTAACTGTCACGGAGTCCGATGGAACTGTAACGACATTTACAATGCCTAAAGAGGACAATTCGTAATGTTTAAATACATAAGTATATTTTTACTAACATTATTGTTAGTTGGATGTGCAGGTAAACCAAAGTTTGATATAAGAACTCAAACAGTTGCTTATAAAGACTTGTCAGTTATATCAGCACCGAAAGGTGAACCAATTATAATTGCTGTCTATGACTTTTTAGATATGACAGGACAAAAGAAACCTGGTGGCAACTTTGCGTCTATGAGTACAGCAGTAACTCAAGGTTCATATCAGTTGTTGATTAAAGCATTACAAGACGCAGGCGAAGGCAAATGGTTTAGAGTAGTAGAACGAGCAAGTTTACCAAGTCTATTACAAGAAAGAAAATTAATACGTTCTACAAGACAACAAGTTAATGGAGAAGGTGCAGAACCATTACCACCATTACTATTTGCAGGTGCATATATAACAGGTGGTATTGTAGGATATGATAGTGATATTAAATCAGGTGGTTTAGGTGCTAGAATATTAGGTATTCAAAGCAACAAACAATTTAGACAAGATATAGTTACTATTATATTAAGACTAGTCAATGTACAAACTGGTGAAGTTGTACTATCAACAACAGTTGAAAAGACTATTGTATCAACAATGACTGGTGGAGATATATTCAAGTACTTTGATACTGATACAATGTTATTAGAAGTTGAAGCAGGATATGCTAAGAACGAACCAGTTACACTTGCAGTTAGAAAAGCAATTGAAAAAGGTGTAGTTGATGTTATTAATTTAGGTGCAAATAAAGGACTATGGGAGTTTGCTGTTGAAATAGTACCAACAAAAGATTTAAAAGTAGTACAAGATGATATTACAGTTGATATGGGCGAAGTAATGCCAGAAAAAACTTATGAAGACTTTAAGAAAGAAAAGAAAGCTAGAAAAGAATTAAAGAAAGCACAAAAACTTGAAGTAAAAAATTATAATAAAGCAAATGGAACAAAGTTTAAAACTTGGGACGAATATCAAGCACATTTAGAACATTTAGCGGCACTTGAAGCTAAAGAAATAGAAAAAGAAGAACGTAAGAACGGTATACAAGATAAAATAACAGAAGAAGAAGAGTGGAACCAAGTAGACGAAACAGTAGAGGAGAACAAGTCAGATGAAAAAGATAGTAATGGCAATAGTGATTCTTCTAGCGACAACAATTAATTGTTTCGCAGGTAATTCAGTTTATATCCAACAAGATAATCAAGACAGCGACGGATCAATCTTTATAAAACAAGATGGTTCAGGTAATACTTTTGGGTATTCAACATCATATCCATTTAAAGTAAGTGGAGAGAACATCACAATCGTTATAAAACAAATAGGTGATAATAATAAAACAGATTATTCAAATCACTTGACTTTTTATGGTGAGGATATGACTTTAGATTATACAGCAACTGGTGATGGTAATAAATTAAGAATAGATAGTGATGATACGGATGCTACTGGACATTATTTAGACCACGATATTACAGGTGATTCAAATGTAGTAGATTATGATACCTGGGGAGATGATTCAACAAATTTCAATGTTGATTTAGATATTACTGGAGACTCAAATACATTTTGGGTACAGAATAGAGGAGATAATCACTTCTTATATGTTCTTATATCAGGTGATAGTAATACCGTAGAGTGGTATAGTACAACAGATTCAGTAGGGTTTAATACAAACTCTAACAAGGCAATTGGTCCACAATCAACATCACACGGACAGTTTGCAGACAGTTCAGGTAGTGAAGGTGCAAGTGCAGACATTTATATTATTGGTAACTCAAATGTAATACATACTTCAACATATGGTACAGGTAACTATCAACTACACGACATTATAGGTTCTTCAAACCTTTTAGATATACACTCTAGTTACACTGGTTCTGATACAGACCCATATGGAGACTCAATGATTATATCAGGCGATAGTAATTATTTAAGGACTTATATATCTGGTGATAGTAATACAATAAGATTACATATGGCAGGTGGAAATAATACTGCTAAAATTTATCTTTATACAGATAGTTCAGTAATAAACTTTGCTCAAACAGGTGGTGGCAACACAGGTCAAGTTACTATATCAGGTGATTCAATTTACGATTACACATTAAACTTTTCACAAAATGGATCCGATAATTGTACATATTCGTACAACAGAAACAATCAAACAGCAGATGTAACTGCTACAGTATCAAACGGATGTTAAATGAAACTATTTCATAATCCTTGGGAAAAATGGGCGATAATAATTTGTGTTACTGTATTATTAGTATTAGGAATATCATCAGCTAAATCTCAAATAACAAGTCCAAAAGTTGGCGAAGTCATAGGTCAAATGGGTACGACTTGGAATGAAAGAGAAGGATCAACTCAAAATACCTCAATGGGTTATGAGTTGCAGATGAATGACTTTTTACAAACAGGTGAAGATGGTGGTATGATATTATCTTATGTTGATAATACTAAATTTACAATGGGACCAAATACAGAATTAACTATTGATGAATTTGCTTTTGATACTTCTGTTGTACCAATAGAAATTGCAATGAACATATCGGTTAATGTTGGTACATTTACATATGAATCAGGTCAAGTATCTACATTAGGTGGAGAAGTTAATATTAATGCTGGTAATGCTACAATTACAGTACAAGGTACTGCTTTTTCAGGTACGGTAACATCTTCAGGTCAAGCAACTATTACTTTGTTGCCAGATAGTTCTGGTGCAGTAGGACAAGTAACTGTATCCAATGACGCAGGTTCTCAAACAATAACTAACGCTTACAATTCAGTAACCGTTTTATCAAATGACTTAGCACCAACACCTCCAAAAATAGAAACTAATAAACAAGATATTATTGAGTTAGATGAATTTGAAGAAGAAATAAAAGATGAAAGTCAAAAACATTTTGGTGATATGGATTCAAAATCTGAAATGTCTAAAGAAGAATCTGAAGCACAGGAGATGGAAGAGGCAATCATAAATGAAGAAGTAAGTATAGTAGAAGATAGTAATACAATTGTTGCTACAGATTTATCAGTTGGTGAAACAGACGCAATAGTTGAAACAAAATCAGCAGAAGAAACAGCATTAGTTGAAATAGAAGAAGTTGATACATCTTATTATGACGAATGGGAAAGTGATTTAAAAGATTGGGGTTATATAGATGAAGATAACCAGATTTCAGTTTGGGATGCCGAAGGTGAAAAAACTATGGATTGGGATGACGCAAAGAAAATGTATGCAGAAATGGATCAAGCATACTTTGACGCCATTGGTTGTTCAGATTGTACTTGGGATACTATTGATTGGGATACTATTGATTGGGATGAGGTAGATTGGGATGCTTATTCTGACAAGTATAATGAACTATTAGAAGACTATGGTTTAACTTCTTGGAATGTAGAAGTAGAAGAGCAAGATGTAGTTGAAGATACAAAAGATGAAACAGAAGTACAAGCAATTGAAGGATATACTTGGGAAGATTTTGCTTTAGATGATGACTACTATAACAATGCAGAATACAAAGCACAAGGTGGACCTCCAACATTAACTGTACAAAACTATTGTGAGTACAATGGATACGAAGACTACTGGTGCAACCAAGACTATGTTGATTACTTAAATGACTGGTACAAAGATGACTGGACTTTAAAAGTAACCAATGATAGTTGGACTAAAGAATCTAAAAAGATATTTGGTAAATTATATGGTTGGTGTGGATCGTGGCCGAATTATAAAATGTGTGATGACCAACCTAAACCCTGGAAGATGAAAGACTTAAAGAAGACTTACATAACTGATTGGGAGTGGGCAGATTGGGACACATATTGGGACGCATTATACGATTGGTGGTACACAGGTTACGATTACAATAATGAAGATGATGAGACCAATTGGGAAGATGAATATTCTTATGAAGATGACTATGATATAGACGCAGAATTAGAATTATTATTAGCAAGTTATGATGAAGAAGAGTGTTTAAAATATGGATACTATTGGGACAATGCTAATCAATCTTGTGGTAGTGAATGGGTTGATAACGAAGGTAATGAAACTTCGGTAACTGCTAGTGGTGAAACATTAAACTACTCTACTGGAGATGTAACTCAAACTCTAACTACAACAGATGGAGTAACAGGTGCGACTTCAAGTGCAACTTCCACTGGAAGAGTATCAACATTAGGCAATGATTTTGACGCAGATTCAAGTACAAGTGGCGATTACACAATCATAAATAGATATAACGATAATCATAGAGCATATGTAAAGACTGAAACGAGTAAAGAGGCAGATATTCAGATTTTACAAGATAAAGAAGCTCAACACCTTGACGTAGGAAATTCTTCTACACAAAATAATATTACAGTAATACAAACGGATTAAATATGGACTACGGAACTATCACTCTATTCTTAATATTTGGAATACTTATCTATATGAATTGGTCTATTTACAGATGGATAGATAGAGAATTTTAATGCCTGATTTACAAGTAGATATAGCAAAACTCAAAAAAGACATAGAACAAGTCAATAATATCAATATACGTTTAGACACAGCAATAGACAAATTAACAGATGTATCAACATCTATTAAGTCTATGTTGGCGGTACACTCCGAAAAGATTGCTAGACAAGAACAAGTTGATGAAATTATATTTGAAAAATTGAAAGAAAGAGCAGGTGAAATTGACAATGTACATAGAGAATTAACTAGAGAAATAGAACAAAGTGAAAGACGTTTATTATTAGAAATTAAAGCAATAAGAAACGATATTGGTGCTAGAGTTGGTATGTTAGAAAAATATAGATGGATTATATTAGGTGCTGCTATAGTAATAGGATGGATAGTATCTGGCAATTTCTCCGAAATTGTTAGGATGATGAGCTAATAGGATACTCGTAGGTTTTACCCCTGGAAAACACCCAGGCATTTTTTTTGTTCAGGACCTTTTTCGTACAGACTTGACTATTTTCGTGAAATGGTGTATATTATGAGATAGTGTTATGTCAAGTTTTATAGATTTAAAGTATATTAATGCTATCTCTTCAGCATTAAGTCAGTTTAAAAAGAAGACAGATTATCTTTTCAATTTCAGGTGTCCACATTGTGGAGACTCGCAGAAGAGTAAGACTAAAGCAAGAGCATATCTTTATAGAGTAAAAAATGATATGTTCTTTAAATGCCACAATTGTGGTATGGGTCAGAATTTAGCAAATTTCATTAAATTCTTGGATCCTAAAAAATACGGAGAATACTTATTAGAGAGATACAAAGGATCGGCACCTTCCACGCCCCAACCTAAATTTGACTTTAAACCCACAAAATTTAAAGAAACAAATTTACTAGATTCTTGTATTAAAGTAAGTACGTTAAAAGACGGACATCCTGTAAAGGAGTACGTAAAGAAAAGATTGATACCTCCACAATATTATGATATAATTTATTTTGTTGACAAATTTCATAATTTTGCCAATAAAGTGAAACCAGGAACTTTTAAAGAAAAATATGAACACCCTAGATTAATTATTCCTTTCTTTGATGTAACTGGTAAGTTGTTTGCATTTCAAGGCAGAGCATTTGGAAAAGAACAACCAAAATATATTACTATTAAACTTGATGAATCAAAACAAAAAGTATATGGACTTGAACGTGTAAATTATCAAAAACATATTTACATAGTTGAAGGTCCACTTGATAGTTTGTTTTTAGATAATTGTTTAGCAGCAGGTGGTGCTGACTTAACATTGAGAGTGTCAAGTGACCAAGTTACATATATATTTGACAACGAACCTCGTAATAAAGAAATCATAAAAAGGATGTACGCAGTAGTTGAAAAGGATTATAATGTAGTAGTCTGGCCAAATGATGTGCAACTTAAAGATGTAAATGAAATGATAATGAATGGAATGAAAATAAGTGAACTAAAAGATATCATAAGTAATAATACATTTAGCAAATTAGAGGCATTAACGAAATTAAACTATTATAAAAAATGTTAGGAGAAAGATGGTGAACGAAAATATAAGTGTAGTGAAACGTAATGGAAGAGGTAAAGAATCTCTTAACATTGAGAAGATACATCAAATGGTAGAATATGCGTGTGAAGACATAACGCAAGTTTCTGCTTCTTCTGTAGAAATGAATAGTGGTCTACAATTTTATGATGGTATATCAACAAACGAAATTCAACAAATCTTAATCAAGTCAGCAAACGACTTAATCACTTTAGAAAATCCAAATTATCAATATGTTGCCGCTAGACTATTACTCTATAGTTTAAGAAAACAATTATTTCATAAAATGTGGGATCATCCACATATTTTTACACACGTACAAAATAATATAGAAAAGGGTATCTATGATAAAGATATTTTAAATTGGTATGATAAAAAAGATTTTGATAGAATGGAAAATTGGTTAAATCACGAAAGAGATTATACATTTACATATGCAGGTTTAAGACAAGTTATTGATAAGTACCTAGTGCAAGATAGAAGTACAGGACAAATTTATGAAACTCCACAATTTATGTATATGATGATAGCTGCTACATTATTTTCACAATATCCAAAGAGTAAGAGGATGAGTTATGTTAAAAGATATTATGACGCAATTTCAAGATTTAAAATTAATATTCCAACGCCTGTTATGGCAGGTGTTAGAACTCCCATTAGGCAATATGCGAGTTGTGTATTGGTTGATGTTGATGATACTTTACCTAGTATTTTTTCTAGTGATATGGCGATAGGTAAGTATGTTGCTCAAAGAGCAGGTATTGGTATCAATGCAGGACGTATTAGAGGAATTAATTCACGTATTAGAGGTGGTGAAGTACAACACACAGGTGTTATACCATTTCTAAAAAAATTTGAGGCAACTGTTAAGTGTTGTACTCAAAATGGAGTACGTGGTGGTAGTGCAACGGTTCACTTCCCTATTTGGCACAAAGAAATAGAAGATATAATTGTTTTAAAAAATAATAAAGGTAGTGAAGATAATAGAGTTAGAAAATTAGATTACTCTATACAGTTATCAAAATTATTTTATGAAAGATTTATTAATGATGAAGAGATAACTTTATTTTCACCACACGAAGTACCAGAACTTTATGAAGCGTGGGGATCAAAAGAATTTGATAAACTTTATGAAACGGCAGAAAGAAAAACAAGTGTTTGGAAACATAAAATCAAAGCACAGGACTTGTTTATGGCAATTTTAAAAGAAAGAGCAGAAACAGGTCGTATTTACATTATGAATATAGACCATTGTAATACTCATTCCTCTTTTAAAGATAGAGTTTATATGTCTAACTTATGTCAAGAGATTACTTTACCTACAGACCCTATAAGTCATATAGATGGTAATGGAGAAATTGCATTATGTATTCTATCAGCAATTAATGTAGGACTTTTAAAAGATTTAGATGAATTAGAATCCTTATGCGATTTAGCAGTAAGGTCATTAGACGAAGTTATAGACCATCAAAAATATCCAGTTAGAGCGGCAGAAATTTCTACAAAAAATAGAAGAAGTTTAGGAATTGGATATATTGGTCTTGCTCATTACTTAGCAACATTAGGACTTGGTTATGAAACTAAAACTGCTTGGAAAGAAGTAGATAAGTTATCAGAAGCATTCCAATATTATCTATTAAGAGCAAGTAATGAATTAGCAAAAGAAAAGGGAAAATGTGAATCCTTTTCTAAAACAAAGTATTCAGATGGTATCTTACCAATTGACACCTACAAAAAAGAAGTTGATGAGATTGTATCTCGGAAACTTTCATATAAATGGGAAGACTTGAGGAAAGATATTAAGGAATTTGGGTTAAGACATAGCACACTCACGGCTCAAATGCCTTCTGAAAGCTCTAGCGTGGTTTGTAATGCCACAAACGGCATTGAACCACCTAGAGATTATATTTCAGTTAAGAAGAGTAAGAAAGGTACTTTAAAACAAGTTGTACCTGATTATAAAAGATTAAAAAATAATTATACATTGTTATGGGATATGAAATCTAACGAAGGATATATAAACATAGTAGCAGTAATGCAGAAATATTTTGACCAATCAATTAGTGGAAATTGGTCATATAATCCTGAAAATTATGATGAAGGAGAAATACCATTATCAATAATGGCAGAAGATTTATTGACAACTTATAAGTTAGGATGGAAGACTTCTTATTATCAGAATACATATGATAGTAAAAGAGATATAGAGGAACCTGTACATCCTATTGGTTGGAAAGATGATGTACCAGAAGCAAAGACTATAATGGAGAAAAAAGACGAAGAAGAATGTGAAACCTGTGTAATTTAAAAGGAATTTTATGGCATTTTTATGTGCAAATGTACCACATACGGAAGTACTAGTTAAAAAACAATACCTTTATGATTTTAAAAAAGGTCACGGAGAATTTGAACCAGGTATCTGGTGTACTGTTAAAAGTATTCAAGGTAGAGCATTATACTTTGAAACTTATTTGTATGAAACAGGAGCATTATATGATAAACTTCCTATATCAGCATTTGTATGGAAAAAGACAAAAGAAGATATAACATTACCAGAATTACAATTATGGGATTGTTTTGATTATGATATTACTATTATTGAAAAACAATTAGTAAGTGGTAATAGATGTACGTTTCTATCACCAAGTAAGAAATTATATGAAGGAAATTATATGTTTAGTATAGATAGTTGTCGTGCAACAAACAAAGAACTTAATGTAGGGTATAGTGAAACTCCTTCACAACATAAATCATTTAACATATTAAAATTAGATAATGGACATTTTGCTGCTCAACCTAATAATAGAGTTTTGTTTTATGATAAATCATTAACCCCTAGTAAAGTAAAAGTGCCAGATTATAAAGTATCTACTATAGAGTATAGTGTAGATAATATGGATAAATGGACAGCAGGTGATAGTGATGAACACCATTATGAGTTAACAGAATCAGAAAGATTACAGAAAGAATTAGAACCGATAAATGACTAAAAGTGTATTCAATACAGATAAAAAGTTAGATTATACTAAACAACCTATGTTTTTTGGTAAAGATTTACAGGTACAAAGATATGATGAATTAAAATATCCTATCTTTAATAAATTGTTTCAACAACAATTAGGTTATTTCTGGAGACCTGAAGAAGTATCTTTACAAAAAGATATATCAGATTATAAAGAATTAAATGAACAAGGTAAGTTTATATTTACATCTAATTTAAAATATCAAACAATGATGGATAGTGTGCAAGGTAGAGGACCTGCTTTAGCATTTTTACCTTTTGTTTCAATACCTGAATTAGAGAGTTGTGTTCTTGCGTGGGACTTCTTTGAAAACATACACTCACACTCTTATACATATATCATAAAAAATTTATATTCAAATCCTAGTGAAGTTTTTGATACTATAATTACAGATGAAAAAATTGAAAAAAGAGCAATTAGTATAACACAAAGATATGATGATATGATTAATTTAGGTTATAAATGGCAACTAACACCAGATAAAGTTGATATGTATGAATTGAAAAAGAAATTATATTTAACATTGATGACTGTTAATATATTAGAAGGATTAAGATTTTATGTTTCTTTTGCGTGTTCGTTTGCATTTGGAGAACTAAAAATGTTAGAAGGTTCTGCTAAAATACTTTCTTTAATTGCAAGGGATGAAACTTTGCATTTATCAATCACACAAAGAATACTTAATAACTATCGTGATAATGAAAACGATAAAATTATGGATAAAGTGATTAAAGATTCAGAAAAAGAAGTTTATACAATGTATGAAAATGCAGTAGGACAAGAGAAACGTTGGGCAACTTATTTGTTCTCTAAAGGTTCTATGATAGGACTTTCAGAAAAACTATTACACCAATTTGTAGAGTATATGGCAAATAGACGTATGAGAGCAATAGGATTAGAACCAAGATACGACCAAAAAGTAAATCCATTACCTTGGGTTGACCATTGGTTAAATAGTAGGTCATTACAAAATGCACCACAGGAAACAGAAATTGAAAGTTATGTTATAGGCGGAATTAAACAAGATGTACAAAAGGATCAGTTTAAAAAATTTAAATTATAATACATATATATTATGGACGAAGAGATAGGAAAGAGCATTAGGTTTAGTTGTGATAATTGTAAGGTAAGTTACACAATAAAATATGACGAAGACGAAACAGATATGAAACCTGAGTCTTGTCCATTTTGTAGTTATGAAGTAGAAGAAGAAGATGAAAATGAAGTTGGAGATGAAAATGAAGAAACTAGTTGGGATTGATTATAGTTTAACAAGTCCTGCCATATGTGTTACAGATAACTTTAAGTTTGAATATAGTCATTTTTATTTTCTTACTAATAAGAAAAAACATATGGGCAAATTTGGTAATATAATTGGTTATGAACATCAACCGTGGACAGACCCTATCCAAAGATTTACTCAAATTTCTGATTGGGTTTTAAAAGTCTTAAAATTAAATCACTCTAAAGACAATATAGATACACTAGCAATAGCAATAGAAAACTATTCTTATGGTTCTAAAGGTCAAGCATTATTTCAAATAGCAGAAAATTGTGGCATACTTAAATATAGATTAGCAGAACAAAAATACAACTATAGTGTTATTGTACCAAGTGTTGTTAAGAAACTTGCTACAGGTAAGGGTAATGCAGATAAAGAAATGATGTACGAACAATTTTGTAAAGATACAAAAACAGATTTAAAGAAGTTATTAGATACAGCAAAGGCAGGTAATCCAGTATCAGATATAGTTGATAGTTGGTATATAGCAAAGGCACATTATGGGCGACTTTAAAATATTAATACTTGCATATTTAATTGGGCATAGTCCAATAGAAACACAACAAACTTTTCAAATGGAAGGTTGGTATAAAAGTATGGAAGAGTGTAAAAAAGAATTACTTTTACAAAAACCAGATGGAAGATACGAAGTGATGAACGAGTTTGTTGTAGATGGAGAGTTTAAATGGGATTGGTTAGTTGCAGGTTGCAAAAGTGATACAACAGGAGAAGAATTCCAGATTTGGCCAAGTTATCCTAAAGGCAAACCAAAGGAGTTAGAAGGCATTGAGTTTGATGTTTTTGAATTACAAGTATGAAATTATTAAAAGCAAGACAATATGTAACCTGTCAACACGCACCATTAAAAGGAATAAAACCTAAAGTTACAATAGTGCCTGTTAAAGATATAATGTTAACTGCTGATTATGAATGGATGATAAAAAGATATCCTGCTTTTAAAACTAGTATTGAAAGTGCAGGTATGAAGTTTCCTATTATCTATACAGATTTAGAACATTATTGGTTGAAAAGAAGATGGAAGAAAGACGAAGAAGGAAATTGTATACCTGGTTTATCAGTACACACAGGTAATAAAAGAGTGTATTGGGCAAAGAGAAATGGGTTTACCCATATAGAAGGATACTTTGTTAATAATAAAGATGAACAAGCGGCAATAGTTAGACAAACATTTTTAGCACCTGCTAGTTTTCCAACTACAAATGCTCGTGCATACCAAGAGGAGGTTAATAAAATATGACTTTACCAGAATTAGCAAATTTTAAACCAGATGAATTAGACAATTTTGCTCAAAATAATTTTATGGTATATAATTGGGCAATGCCAGTTGAAGATTGTAAAATGATTATTGAGAAATTTGAACAGGTAGTTAAATATGATATGTCCCAGGTAGATACATTTAAAACTGGTCATAAAGAATTTACAGAAATAGATATAGACAAATATGGTGATTCAGATTTTTGGAGAGAACCTAAAAAGAAATTTATTGCAATGATTAAAGAATATAAAGCAAGATTTATGAAAAATTTGAGTATTAAAGATTTAGATTTTCCACCAGTAATAGATATGGAAAATATAAGAATAAAAAAATATATGCCTAATGACAAAGACCAATTTAAAGTCCACGTAGATGTTGTTCGTTCTATGGGTGATTCAGCTAAAAGATTTTTAGTTTTTGTATTATATCTTAATGATGTTGAACAAGGTGGTCATACATTGTTTCCAAAACCTAATATATGGGTAAAACCAAGAGCAGGAAGATTGTTAGTATTTCCACCCTTTTGGACTCACCCACACGCAGGATTAAAACCATTAAGTGGTCCAAAATATATTATGATGTCTTATTTACATTATGGGGACGCAGAAGATCCGAGGTATAAAAAATAATGTATCAACCATTACCAGACGAATTATATATTAGAAGAAGTGCCATTGAAGGTATGGGTTTATTTGCTAAAGAAGATATTGATGGTAATGTTAATTTAGGTTTAAGCCATATAGTTGTTGATGGTGAGCTTATAAGAACACCATTAGGAGGTTTTGTTAATCATAGTGATAAACCTAATTGTATAAAAATTAAAGAAGGTGATAGGTATAGTTTATTTACCTTGCGTGATATAAAAGCGGAAGAAGAAATAACATTGGAATATACTTTTTATAATGTAAATGAACTTGGAACAAAGTAAAGAACTATTTAAAAAAAATATATATTCAGTAGAGATAGGTATTCATAACTATTGTAATAGAACTTGTACATTTTGTCCTTTATCAAGAAAAGATGTAAATAGAAGAGTGAAAAGAAATATGACCTTTATGACGGATGCAATGTATTTAAGTATATTAAATCAATTAGCAGAAATAGATTTTAATGGTCGTATAGATTTTACAAGATATCACGAACCACTTTCAGATAAAGAAGCAATATTAGAAGCAGTAAGAGCAGCTAAAAGAATTATACCTAAAGCAAAGATTAATATTAATACCAATTCAGATTATCTTAATAAAGAGTACATACAAGAGTTGATAGAAGCAGGCGTAGATAATATAGCAATGCAAGCGTATTTAAAAAATGGTGCAACTGTTTATAATGAAAACGAAGTATTTGAACGTATTAACCATATATGTGATAGAATAGGTGTAGAAAGAATTAATCCAGATGAACATAAAAATAAAGATTGGATTATATACAGACTGCCACAATTTAAAGGTTCTATTCACGCAAGAAATTATTGGAAGAATGGAACTAATAGAGCAGGTAGTGTGCCAATAGATTTAGGTTATACACGAACACAACCTTGTACTAGTATGAATAAAGGAATTTTTATAGAGTTTGATGGTTCAATGACTATCTGTTGTGATATGTTGACACCAGAAGTCCATAGTAAATGGGCAGTAGGTAATTTAAAAAAAGAACCTAGTTTGTTTTTAAACTATACTAGTGATTACTATACAGAATGGAGAGAAAGAATTAATAGAGCAGATTGGTTTAAAGGTTCTCCTTGTATAGTTTGTAAAAGGGATGTAAGAGGTAAAGAGGCAAGATAATGTGTGCGATACACGGAATATTATATAGGTCTAAAGAGTTAATGGATGAAATGTTGTGCCAAGCACATCATAGAGGACCTGATGGTAATGGTCAATGGAGTGATGAAGATATTACTTTAGGTCATAATCTATTATCAATTATAGACACTACAGAAAATTCAAAACAACCTTGGTTTCATAATGATTGGGTATTAGTTTATAATGGAGAGATATATAATTATAAAGAATTAGGTTTTAAAACTAAAACTAATACAGATACAGAAGTTTTAATTAGAGGTTTGGAAAAAGAAGGTTCATCATTTATTAAAAAATTAGATGGTATGTTTGCCTTTGCCGCTTATAATAAAAAGAAAAAAGAATTAATACTTGCTAGAGATAGTAATGGTGCAAAACCTTTATATTATGGTTATATAAATGATAAGTTAGCATTTTCTTCTGAAATTAAAAGTTTATTAGCAATAGGATTTGAAAGAAAAGTAGATAAAGAAGCATTTAAACATTATTATAAACAAGGATATAATTCTGGTTATTTAACTTTATTCAAAGGTATAAAGAAATTAGTACCAGGTGAGTATGTTAAAATTAATATTAGAACAAAACGAAGAACATCATCCAATCTTAATAATATACCTGTAAAACAAATACCAGTTAAAAATGTAGGTAAGATTTCAGAAGAAGTTAGAAATAGATTATATCAGGCGACTAAACAGACTTTAATGGGACGTAGAGAGATTGGTTTATTTTTAAGTGGTGGTATTGATAGTACATCTATATTATATGAAATGACACAATCATTAGATACAAAACCAAATACATTTAGCTCCAGATTTATATTAAAAGATAGAAAAAGTAGACTTAATCAAGACCCCGATTTGGCAAAATCAACATCAGCATTATATGGTGGTATACATAAAGAGCTACTTATAGATGAGAAAAATTATGTAGATACTATGAGAGATACAATATTAGCTTTAGAAGAACCTAGACAAAGTAAAAGTCTACCTGTGTATTATAATGTAAATAAATTTATAAAACAAAATGGTATAACAGTAACTTTAAGTGGTGATGGAGGAGATGAATTATTATGTGGTTATAAACATCATAGAAAACCAGAATGGAGAACTAAATTAAAAGCATTATCTTCTGAACATAAAGAATTACAAAATAAAGAGTTATGGGCAAGTCTTGATGAACAAATGACATATTTTGATAGTTGGTTTCCTACAGGTGGATTACAAGGTGATAAGATAAATGATTTTATGTTCATAGAATGCTTGAATACATTATCAGAAGATTTTTTAATTAGAAATGATAAGTTAGGTATGAGATTTAGTTTAGAAGGAAGATTTCCTATGTTGAATAAAACATTTAGAGATTATATAAGAAGTGTACCTAGTGAGTTTAAAGTTAATAAGGAATATATGACAGGTGATTGGTCTAGGCACAATAAACCATTATTAAAAACTGCTTACTTTAGTAGATTGCCACACTATATATTAAAAAGAGCAAAGACAGGTTGGAGATTTCCTACAGACGAAGGTATAATAGGAAGATTTTCTAATCCAGCTCCAAATAATAGTACATTGAAAGATTATATTAGACATTTATTAATGAATAAGGAAATGCAAGAAATTTTTGAATATACCCCTGCTGATATAGATAATAAATATATGAGTACGAAAGGATGGGAAAAAGGTTTTAATAAAAGTGGTAAAGAAACTATATTGGCAAATATAGGACAAAAATCACAAAAACAATTATTTACTATACTATCCTTTGCCGTGTGGTATGATGTATTTAAAATGAGTATATAGGAGAAATTATGAAATATCCATTAGCTAGTGATACTTGGGATCATAAAGAGTTACACGCAATACAAGAAGTCATAAAAGGTGGACGATATACAATGGGTCCTTACGTCAAGAAGTTTGAGCAAGAGTTTGCCAAATATTTTAGATGTAATGAGGCAGTTATGGTTAATAGTGGGTCAACTGCTAATCTATTAATGATAGCACTATTGAAATTAAAATATAAAAGAGGTGGTAATATAATTGTGCCTGCTGTATCTTGGTCAACAACATATTTTCCATTACAACAATACGGTTTCAAATTAAATTTTGTAGATGTAGATAGAGAAACTTTAAATATAGACCCTAATAAAGTTAGAGAAGCAATTAATGATGATACTTGCGCTATATTTGCAGTTAATCTTTTAGGTAACTCCTGTGACCATTATTCATTAATGCATATTGCTAGAGATAATGGACTTATGTTAATAGAGGACAATTGTGAGAGTTTAGGTGCTCAGACATATAACTTTGAATATTGTGGAACGTTTGCTGATTTAGGTAGTTTTTCTTTCTTCTTTTCACATCACTTACAAACAATGGAAGGTGGTATGATTGCTTGTAGAAATAAAGATGACGCTGATTATTTAAGGTCATTAAGAGCACACGGTTGGTGCCGAGATTTACCAGACGACAATAAGATTTATAAGAAGACTGGAGATAAATTTAAAGATAGTTTTACGTTTGTAACTCCAGGTTATAGTGTAAGACCATTAGAAATGAGTGGTGCAATAGGTAGTGTGCAACTTAAAAAAGAAATGGAAATGAGAACTCAAAGAATTCGTAATGCAAAATATTTTCAACATAAATTTAAAGATAATAAAGATATTTTATTACAGAAAGAAATAGGAACGTCTAGTTGGTTTGGATTCTCATTAGTATTACAAAATGATTTATATGGTTGGCGTGATGTAATTGTTAATAGACTTACTAAAGCAGGAGTAGAGTGTAGACCTATTGTTGCAGGTAATTTTATGAACAATCCTGTAATAGATTATCTTGATTATTATAATAATAGTTGTCCAAATGCAGATTACATACACGAAAATGGTTTGTTTATAGGAAACGATATAAGAGATTTAAAAGAAAATATTGATATGGTTTATGATTTGATTAATAAACCAGTAACTAGATTAGAACAAATGGAAACATTAACACACGATCCTATTGTGGATTAATTAAGGAGAAAAATGAAAAGAGCATTAATAACAGGTATAACTGGACAAGACGGCGCTTATCTTGCTAAATTGTTATTAGAAAAAGGTTATAAAGTATTTGGTGGACAAAGACGAAGTACATCACCAAAACATTGGCGATTAGATGAAATGGGTATTACAGACCAAATAGAGTTTGTTGAACTTGATGTAATAGACCAGGCAAATATAAGAAGAGCTATAGAAGAAACTCAACCAGATGAAGTGTATAATTTAGCTGCTCAATCTTTTGTATGGTTATCATTTAAACAACCAGAACTTGCTACTTTAATAGACGCAATGGGTCCTTTGAGAATACTAGAAAGTATAAGACAAGTAAATCCTAAAATAAAATTTTATCAAGCAAGTACAAGTGAAATGTATGGAAAAGTATTTGAAACACCACAAAAAGAAACAACGAAGTTTTGGCCGAGGTCACCATATGGTGTTGCAAAACTATATGCTCATCACATAACAGTAAATTATAGAGAGGCATATGATATGTTTGCTTGTTGTGGTTTATTATTTAATCACGAAAGTCCACATAGAGGTGAGGACTTTGTAACTAGAAAGATATCAAAAGGTTTAGCACATTGGTTGCAAGAAGGAAGACCAATTGTTTTAGGAAATTTAAATGCAAAAAGAGATTGGGGACACGCTGAGGATTTTGTTAGAGGTATGTGGCAAATGCTACAACACGATAAACCAGATGATTATGTATTAGCAACTGGTGAAATTCATACAGTAAAAGAATTTGCAGATATGGCATTAGATTATAAAGATATAAAACATTATTGGAAAGATGGTCAATGTTTTACAGACGGCAATCAGTTAATTATTACTACTGATAAGAAACATTTAAGACCTGCTGAGGTAGATGTATTACAAGGGGATGCTAGTAAGGCAAGAGAAGTATTAGGTTGGGAACATAAACATAATGTAGAGAGTTTAATGAAACAAATGGTTGACGCAGATATCGGTAGATTTTGTAGTGACCATCAATCAGGAGTACCAAGACTTTGGGATGCTCCAGAGAATTGTATATAATGGCTGATTACGTATTTTGTACAACATTTAATAAAAAACTTTATGATGACTATGCTCATCAATTAATTGACACGTTTATAGCAACAAAACAAATACCAATGATGTATGTTTATGTGGAAGATAATCCAGACTGGTATCCTAAAATACCTAGAGTACATTATTATAATATATTTGATTATGAACCAGCTTTAAAAGATTTTATTGAAAGAAATAAACATAGAAAAGCAAATACTTTCTATGAAGAAGCGATAAGATTTAGTTATAAAGTATTTGCTCAATCAGCGGCAAGAAATAGGGGAGAAAAAATATTTTATGTAGATAGTGATTGTAAGTTTATGGGCACAATACCTGAAGAGTGGTACAACCAATGTTTACCAGATGATACGTTAATATCGTTTTATGATAGACCATCACAATATACAGAAACAGGTTTTGTTGCATTTAATAATACACCAAACAATAATCATAGCATATGCAACCAGTTTTTTAATGCATATAGAGATTGGTATGTAACAGATAAAGTATATACAATAAACAAATTAGAAAAGAATTTTTGGACAGATTGCCACACATTGGACGGTACTAGGCAAATGTTTAAGGACAATCCAGCTTATATTGAAAAAATACTAGGGGATGGTAAAAATGGACATATAATGGCAAGAGATAAGTTTATTAATCCTTATATAGACCATAGAAAAGGACCAAGAAAAAAACAATCAAATAGTCCAGAATGGAGAAAAAATAATGACAGATAAAGATGAACTAAAAAAAGCTTTAGATGGTGAAATGGCTATACCAACAGAAACATCTAACGAAAATGATAAAACTTATGAGAATGAAAGTACAAGAGATTATTCTCCAATGGTACAACTTTCAGTTAGAGAATATGATAAGTTAAAAGAACAAAGTAAATATATTACAGACCCTACTTTAATTGGTATGATAGATAAGTTAGAGTTTTTTGTAAAAGAGTTGAGAAAACATATAGTAAGAAAATTATAATGATTAACATTTTTATAGGATATGATAGTAAAGAAAAGGTAGCATTTAATGTACTTGCATATAGTATATTAAAAAATAGTACAAGACCTGTATCTATTACACCTATTTATTTACCAAATATAAAAGATAACTTTACAAGAGAACGTAGTAATATAGAATCAACTGAATTTAGTTTTAGTAGATTTATAGTACCTCACCTTATGAACTATAAAGGTTGGGCATTATTTTTAGATTGCGACCAATTAATGACAGGTGATGTTGCTGAATTATGGAGATTACGTGATGAGAAGTATGCCGTACAAGTATGTAAGCACGATTACCAACCAATAGAAAGTAAAAAGTTTTTAGGTCAAGTACAAACAAAATATGTTAAGAAAAATTGGTCAAGTTTTATGTTAATGAATTGTGATAAGTGTACAGCATTAACACCTGATTATGTTAATAGTGCAACAGGATTACAATTACACCAATTCAAATGGTTAGAAAATGATGATAAGATTGGTGAACTACCATTAGAGTGGAATTGGTTAGTTGGGGAACCTGGATATAATTATAAACAAGATGTAAAAAATATACATTATACAAAAGGTGGACCTTGGTTTAATGAATATAGAGATTGTGATTATTCAAAAGAGTGGTTGAAATTATATGATGAGTGTTGTGATATAGAGTAATGGTACAAGGATTATTAACTAGACCAGCGACAGATGAAGTTGTAAAACCTTTTGTTGAAAGTGCAAAGGGAACATTACATACAGTTGACAATGTTGATATTAATAAACCCATTGCTTGTTTTGGAATATTAAGAGGCACAGGCGAACTTCTGAAACAAAGTAAAGAGTTTTATTATTTTGACCACGCTTACTTATATGGTAATAGACATAAACCATCAAAGGTATCTGGTGAGAGAATATATAGATTAACAAAAAATCATTATCATATACAAACTATACAAGCATTAACAGATGAAGACCACGAAAGAATTAAAAAGTATAAACAGTATATAAAATTAAAACCTTGGAAAACTGGTAAAGAAGGTGGTTATATATTAATTATAGCACCTTCTCATTTTCAAATAGCATATCATAATATAGGTAGTTGGGTTGATGATACTATAAAGATTTTAAAACAACATACAGATAGACCTATTAAAGTAAGAGATAAAAAAAGTATGAAACCATTAAGAGAAGAAGTAGAAGGTGCATATGCTGTAGTATCTCATAATTCAGCAGTTGTAGTTGACGCTATTATAAATGGAGTACCTATATTTTGTGATAAAATGAATATGGGTGTACCAATGGGGTTAACAGATTTTAGTAAAATAGAACAACCTATAAAACCTGGTAGATTGAACTGGATATATAGTTTACTAGCAAACCAATTTACTATGACAGAAATAAAAGATGGAACAGCGTGGAGAAAAGTACAATGAAAGTATTAAAAAGTAAATTATCAGATTTTTTTAAATGGGTAAAGGGTACTGAACTTGTTGAGTTAGATAATATAGACGTATCGGAAGATCCAGTTAGACCTGAATTAACTTTAGGTTGGCGAATAACAAATGGTCGTAAGATATTTGGTTTAAAATATGATGATGAAATTGAAGGTATTATATGTATAGCATTTACCAATGATGTGCCTTCAAGTATAAAAGAATTAGATATTATGAGTGAGTTAGCACATATTAAAAACGAAAAGAAAATTGCTATTGCATATACAGTATGGTCAAGAAAAAGAGGTGCAGGTAAAGAGATAGTAAATAAAGTAATAGAATATGCTAAAAAGAATAAAATTGAAAGAGTAATAACGTTGTCCCCATTAACACCTATGGCGACACACTTTCATATTAGAAATGGTGCAAAACAAATTAACATAAATGAGGTAACCCAAAATTTTGAGTATGCAATTAGATAACGAAATAAAATTAGATTATAAAGACGTATTGTTAAAACCTAAAAGGTCAACATTATCATCAAGACGTGATGTAGAAATGACACGTAAATTTACATTTAGAAATTCTGGTGAAACATATGAGTGTTGTCCTATAATGGCATCCAATATGGATGGAGTAGGAACATTTAGTATGGCGAAAGTTATACAAGAGTATAAGATGATGACCACTATTACAAAGACAACTACAGTAGACCAATGGAAGACAGCAGTTGGGGAAGGTATTAAATTAAAGTATCTATCAGTATGTACAGGCACAGGTAAGTTATGGGATAATGACGCTGAAGATTATTCTACAATGCAAAAAGTATTAAAGAACTATCCAGATATTAAATTTATTACAATAGATGTAGCAAATGGATATCATACAAATTTTTCAGATTTTGTTGGTGCAGTTAGAGAAGAATATCCAGATAAAACTATTATTGCAGGTAATGTAGTAACTGCTGAAATGACAGAAGAATTAATTATACAAGGTGCAGACGTAGTTAAAGTAGGTATTGGACCAGGTAGTGTATGTACAACAAGAACAATGGCAGGTGTAGGTGTACCTCAATTTAGTGCAGTAATGGAATGTGCTGACGCTGCTAATGGTGTAGGTGGGCATATAGTTGCAGATGGTGGTTGTAATATGCCAGGAGATATTGCGAAAGCATTTGGTGCTGGTGCTCATTTTGTTATGTTAGGTGGTATGTTAGCAGGACACAACGAAAGTGAAGTACAATCAAAAGATGGTAAAAGAGAATTTTATGGTATGTCTTCTGATAGAGCAAGAGAAGTACACGGTAAACGAAAAGATGGTTATAGAGGTAATGAAGGAAGAAAAGTAATATTACCTGATAGAGGACCTGTTAAAGAAACGATAGAAGATTTATTAGGAGGTGTTCGTTCAAGTTGTACATATATTGGTGCAAGAAGATTAAAAGATATTCCTAAATGTGCAAGTTTTGTTAGATGTAACCAACCATTAAATACAGTATTTGAATCGTATGATAATAACTCATAATATACCTTGGGATAAATGTTTAAGTAAGCAGTTGTTTCCTGCTATAGAAAAGGGTTGGACTGATTCAGATAAACCTATACATTTCTTTTGGGGACTTGGAAGTAAAAATATACCAGAGATTGCAATGTGCGAAGCACAAGGTGATGAGTGGTGGTATGTAGATGTTGGTTATTTAACACAACAAATTACAAGATATCCAGAACCTATTATACACGATTACGATAAGACATATTTTAGAATATGTAAAGGTAATTTACATACGATTAGGTGCAAAGTTGGACCAGGTGCAAGATTACAGAAACTAGAGCATCAAGGGATTGATGTACAGTTTAAAGGGTGGAATACTGGAGAAACAACTCATATACTATTAGCACCTTCTTCTCAAACGGTAACCTACCATATTAATGGCATTAGTCAAGATGATTGGATTAAACAGGTTACAGAAGAGATTAAACAACATACAGATATACCTATTAAGTTTAGAAACAAACCTAGACCAGGTAATGAGTGGTGGAAAACTGACATAAAAGATGATTTGAAAAATGCCCATTGTTTGGTAACTAATATGAGTTTAGGTACTGTTGACGCAATATTAAATCAAGTACCTGTTATATGCCATCAAAGAAACATTGC